ATTGGGTAGAAGTAATCTGGCACGTCATAGTTGCGAATCATTGTGAATGGGTGGCCAAACAAAAATGGCATTTTTGTTGGCGAGATAAGAAATTTGTCTGAACCATCACAGAACACCGACATTGTGTTTCGGTCAATGTCGTACCACTCCCAAACCTCTACATACGCATCGTCTTTGTTTGTTGACATGCGTGGGCGGAACTGGTCTTGTCCCCACTTTGAATAGTGCGACGGCGCCGCATCGTTGCGCGCCGACGCGTTGTAGCGTTTGTCTTTCTTGACATCTTCCATTGGGCGACGAGTACGTTGTGCAATCCAACGAATGTCATCCATTGATGTTGCATCTGGGTCAACGTACACATCAAAAACAGAAACACGTTCCAAGAACGCCCTGTCCTCTTTGATAATTAGTTCTGATTCAATTGCTGCTTCGGGACCAGGTGTAGCCAGTTCGTCATATGACTCAAAATTTGGTGTATCGTCTTTTGCTTTTTCTTCTTCAACATAGCGATAACCAGTTTTAACCCAACCATGTCCACAGACAAGGAAGTCTTTTACGGCACGACGAAACTGTTCTTGGCAACCATAATGTTGCCACCAGTAGTTAATAATGGCTTCGGTAACAATTGCTTTGTTTGCATCTTCTGGTCGTTTAGCGTTGACAGCAATCTTTGGATGGTTGATAGATACAGCAGGTGAAATAACGTTGATGGTTGCAAACGCAATGTTTACCAACAACTGGTCCTCTTTGATATCGGTGCGATGATGCTTGCCCCGATACAAGTCAATTAGACGACTCCACAAGTCGTCGTAACGTTCTTCTCTGCGCCAACGGCGCGACTGCTCAAGTTTGTCACGATACTTTGTTAACAGTTCTGTGTTGGTCATTCGTGCCATTATTTGTCCTCTTTACCTTCGTGCCATCCAATGTGCTTATCTAACTTACTACCAATCTTGTCAACCTTGACACCGATTGCTTGCAAAAGTTCTCGACCCTCAGCGTGTTGTTCAGAGTTCTCCTTACGCAACTTACTAAGAACTACCACTACTGGGCCCGTAATAACCGCAACGACAATCGGAACCCAGACTTCAGGCATGGCACTAAATCCAACGACTGCCAATTGGTTCGGGGTTTAAACCGCCAGCTTTAGCTTCGGCTATCTGCTTGTCTTGGCGCTCTTTGATAGTTGGACCATGAAAGTCTTTCTTGCCGTAAGTAAAACCAAAAGTAATGCCTTGAATGTGGCATTTAAAACAAATAGCACCCCTTCTGGGTAGTTCTGGTGCATAAAAGTCGGTTGAACAGTTGTCGCAGGTTACGGAAAGCATCAATACAATCCTAAATCGTTACTTTTCTGACGTTATCGGCCCCAATTGGCTCCCGTGTAGCAACGGGAGCTTTAATAATAAACCTTTCCCACCACTCAAAACTATTTTTCTTCGGAACAATGTTCGGTCGGTACTCAGGCAACCAAACATACTTCAACATCTGATTAGCAATAGCCAAAGACATAACACGGTCATCGTGCGGTGAGCCGTGCATTTTGCCATTGCTTTCACGGATAAAAGTACGCAACTCCGCAACCGTAGATTTGCACATTAACCAAATAGCAGAATCACGAATGTTTGCATTTAGTTCGTCAATAGCCAACGGCTTAGAAACTGACGTAGTGCGCCAACCCAAAGTCTCGCTAATGGTCGGATTGCGCTGACCCAAACGACGTTGTCTAAACATGTTTTTGTAACCAGCGCGTTGCAACGCTTTCAGCGTTGTCAACCCGTGGTTGTTGGATTCAACACCAATTAAACAATGGTTGTACCACCAACCCAAAGCATTCAATACTTCTTCACCAAAAATGTCTGCGTCTACATGGCCATGCCAATGCGCCACCACAGCACCAGTTTCAACATTAATAACATGAGCCGTACTAAAGTCGCCGTGTCCTAAGCCTTCAGCAACGTCAGCACCAATCACATACACCTGTGATGGCTCGGGAAAGTCCCACACAGCAAGTTCGCCACCGTCTTCACGGAACTCGTACATTCCTTTGCCCATAATTTTGTGCAAGTAACCGCGGCGAGGTTCTGCGACCTCGCACGCGCGTAAGGCTTCCAAATCAAACACAGGACGACCAGAACGAATAAACGCTTCGTCGGGGTCAGACGGATATTCTTGCGCCATTTGCCAATCAGGCAAATCACGTTTTTTGGCTTCGTACCATGCTTCGTCACGGTCGCCAGCAGACCAAGGAAAGAAGATGCCAGTAAACCTGTTTGTGTTGGTTTGTGAACCAACCCACAATTCGTGAAAGATATTGCCTTCACCGTTGGCTGTAGACAAACAGATGACGCGACCACCAACGTCGGCAACAGGTTCGATACTTGCCCACGCTTCGCTGGGGTTCGGCAAGAACGCCATCTCGTCAATAATTACCAAATATACCGACTCACCACGAGCAGGGTCATTGCCCGATGGCAATGACTCAACAGCAGACTCATTAGCAAACACAATCTTTAACTGGTTATCAGACAGAAGTTCTGGGCCGTGAGCCTTCATCCAATGAGGCAACATCTTGTAGCCGTACTTAGATTTCTGCAACAGCTTTGCTGCTTCGCGCTCCGTGCGCGAAAGCATAACAATAAACCTGTCGGGCCAAAAGAAAGCCAACCAAAACGAATACGCAGACGCAAGAGTAGAAAACCCAATCTGTCGTGCTTTCAACACAATTGAGTATCTTGTTGATAGCCAGGTTTCTATTGTTTCTCGTTGCGCATCACGCAACTCAAACTTAATACGACCCCGCTCAGGGTGTCGTATCATCCAATAGTTGGAGCAGAAATGTTCAAACGCCGCAACCTGTTCCTCAATGGTTGCTGTGTCGGAACCTTTACATTTTCTCCATTCCTTCTCGTTGAGAAGGTCTGTGAGTTCCATTACTTCCTTTTACGAACAACTTTCCTGCCGAACGCTGGGTCGCCAGAGTTAGCCCATCGGAGTGCCGGTGGAATCAAAGCAGCAACGGCTGCTTTGCCCAAGTCATCTGGCGCATAGTTACCTGTAGCGGCAACAGCCACGACAGCACCGACAACGCTACGCAAATATGACTGTAGTGCTGCTTTTTGTTGTTTACTGATTTTCATTGTTATCTCCTATTATTGTTAGTAGCGTTTCCATCACAGCGTTTTTTGTTAGTTTAGATGCGTGTCAGACAGCGTGTTAAATGCCTGCCCACATTAGACGAGTTCTATCCATTGTTGGTTCGGTTCAAACCACGCATAGCGTTTGCCTTCTTCTACTGGCATTGGGGTTGGTGGTTGCCAGTCAAAGTTTTCGTCTAAAGTCCACGAGCCGTATGGTTGTGGTGCGATGAACACATCGTTCACAGGGTCATAGGTGTAACCGATACCAGCGTATGTGCCACGAATGTTGCCGTTGTATGAAGTGCGTTTGCACAACAAACCTTGATGCTGTGGTTGGTTTTGATAAAACTGTTCCCACGCTTCACTAGAACCACCAACTATCGTGCCGTCTAAATCTGTTTGCGTAACCGTTTCATCAACGCCGACAATTACTTTGACAACTTTGTTGTCGTATCCGATAAATGCGTAGTGTGCCATTATGACCAAATTACCAAACCGCTACCAGCAGTAATAGTTGCTCGTTTATAGCCACCGCTTGCTGCGCTTTCTGTGCCTGTTAAACCTGCGCCAAAAGTAATTGTGCGTGTGTCTGCGTAACGCAAAATAACAACACCACTACCGCCATTTCCGCCCGTTGATGTACTTGGATAAGAACCACCACCGCCACCACCAGTATTTGCTGTGCCAGAACTACCATTTCCTGTGCCACTACCTGCGCCACCACCACCAGCACCACCAGATGAAGTAAGCCCGTTGCTACCGCCACCGCCGCCGCCAGCATAAGTAACTGATGAACCAGAAATTAATGTTGCTACCCCTGCGCCACCGTTTCCTGTCACATTTCCTGCAGCACCAACAGCGCCACCACCACCACCACCACCAGCCCTGTTTGTGCCAGTAACAAAAGCACCACCGTCATAACCTTGATTTGCTGTGCCAAGTCCACCAGCCGTAGAAGTGTTATGACCGCCACCACCAGAACCACCGTCAGCCGAAGTGTTAGTGCTTTTACCACGACCACCACCAGACGAAGTAATTGTGCTAAAAGTAGAATTGGAACCAGTTGCACTATCCCCACCACCGCCACCGACAACAACAGAATAAGCAAAACCTAACTGGATTGCTATGGGTGACTCAAGCGTTCCACCACCGCCAGTAGCCGTGACTGAACAACGCAAACCGCCAGCACCACCGCCACCACCGTTAAAACTTCCCGTTCCTTGCCCACCACCGCCACCACCAGCGACAACCAGAAAATCAACATCATAAGTAAGAGGCGTAGGGTACACGATTGTCGGTGTGTTGCTAGCCGAAACATAACCCATCAACCTTGCAGCCACAACTAAACCTCACTCTCAACTTCAGGACTTACAGGCGCAACAAAAACATCATTCACAGGGTCATAAAAATCTGTTACACCAGCAAACCGTTCACGGAAACTACCGCTGTAACTTGTTTGAATCCAATTACCGCCAAACAAAGATGCACAAAAATCTTTACCAAGTTGTTCCTGTTCAACACCGTTCTCATCTAAAAGAACATCGTT